GAATCTGCGTGCTAATGTCCTGCGAGGTCGTTAGAGCCATCGGGGTCATCGTGAAGCAAACAGGCTGTGTCTGTGAGGCGTAGACCTGACTGCAGAAGCTAAACTGCCATGTTGGTCCTTGGGACTGTGGCTGGATTACGGCCGTACTGGTTAGGGTAACGCTGAAACGGCCGAATGAATCCAGGCTTGCGATCGTTATGGGACTAGGAACAGGCGAATTTCCGAACAACCACTGTACGTTACTTGGCTGTAGTTGAGCCTTCCCGTTGCCGTTGCTGTAAGGCTGCCCGGATGGGCTCAAAACCGTGCCCGTGATAACCACGGACTGCCCGAAGGCCATGCTTGCAAGGAACAGCAACGAGATGGCGATCCACTTTTTCATTACGTTATGTACGTCACGTCGAGCAACTGACCAGATGTGCCTTCGACCCACCAATCGCTGAGGTAGGAAAAATACACATCCCCTGTGTGGACCGGGAAATCCCCTCCCGTAGCCGCAAGGGTATGTCCTTTGGTTGCGCTCACTGTCGAGTCACCGATCCGCATTGCAGCGGCAGCGTTATTCTGAAAATCGATGAAACGAACCTGGGTCTGGGCCGTACTGATCTGCTGAGCTACGCCCGTAGTTGTGATTGTTACCTGCAGACTTACAACCATTTATGACCTCGTTTTCCCTCTGCCGCGATTGTCGTAGGCGGCAATCCGTTTCACGTTCTTGAGGAATAATGCTTTTGCGCCACGTTTCTTTTTGGCCATTACTTCCTCTTCTTCCCGCGAGTCCGTCTGTAACCGCCGCGTTTTGTCAGCCTGCCCTCGCGCTGCATTCCAAATGCCTCGCCCTCAGCGGCCTTGGGTTCCTTGCCTTCCTTGATCAACTTGCCGATCTTCATCGAAACTGGTGAGCGTTTCTTCTTCTTCGCCATTTACTGATCTCCCTTCTCAAATGAACCTCTTGGATCTTGCCAAAATGGATGCCGAGAACTCTTAATTGTCCTTTGCAGTTCCGCATTCGCCCTGTCGAGTTCTGCTTTCTTTCGGGTCACTTCATTCAGTGTTCTGCGAGCGTCTAGTTTTTCTGGAACCGCGGCACGCTCCGCGGGACCTGGTGTTTCAATGTTCGTCTTAATGCCAGATTCCCCGCGCAATGGAGTGCGGATCCTCGCAGTGACTGACGTGGGCTTGGCCGCTGGTAATTCGTAAGGCTTGACTTTAACCTTGCCGAGCGCCGTCTTTAGTCCCTTGCCCACCACATCGCCGCGCACCGCATTTACCGCCTTGTCCGCAATAAACTGCTTCCCGCTGTCTCCGAAAGGATTGACTGTGAGCGGAGCCCGAGCAGTCTTGTTCGCCGCGAATCTCTCTTTTGCCGCCGCCGTTGCAGTTTTCTCGGCCAGCGAGTCGAGCGATCCGAATGCCCCGCGAGTCTGCGCTACCTGTTCCGGAGTCAGGCCAGTGGCTTTACCGACTGCATCGTAAAGCTGTTTCCTGATTCCCGCCGCTTCTGCGTTCAGTTCCGTGGCAGACTTGACCGCCGCCTGCCCAGCAATCCCGCCCTTGGAATACTTCGGGTTGAGTTCCGCATTAATCTGCGACAAGCGAGCGTCCAACTGGCCCAACGTGGCGGTCGATGGTGAGGCTGTTTCGCCCGAATATCCCGGAATCGTTCCGGCGATGGAAACCGGCCGATCTTTAACGGGTCCAAGAATCTCGTTGTAGTAGTGAGTCCTGATCCAGTTCCCGGCACCCTTCATCGCCTCCGATAAGCCACCGATTGAACCAATGTCAATGCCGTTTTGCTTGGCGAATGTGGTGATCTTGTCAAGATGCTGACTGACGCTCCGTTGAAACGCTGCCATTTCTTTCGGAGCTGGGTTTACCGCATCAGTGATCTGCTTGGCTGCATCCCCTACCGACAAACCTTCACCCGCTGTTGCTTCCTTCGGACCTCCCGCCATGTAGCCGCCAAGGAACGTACCGGCGTCCGCTGCAATCTTGGCGGGATCTTCATTCTTCGATACGCGATAGGCAATACCTGGCGCAGTAACGCCGAGCACAGATTTGAGCATCCCGGTAATAGCGTCACCTTCGGCCATGATAGGAGCTTCCGCCATCCTCATTCCACCAGTAAAACCGCCCTGCTGCTCGCCTTCTTTGTAGTAGTTCCGGGCACTATCTATCACCGAGCCGGGAGTCTTGGCGGTTGACTGCGCGATTTGACTAACATAGTCGGACAGGCGACTCATAAACGGCTTTGGAGGTTGAGCAGTCGGCAACGGTAAATCCGCTGCCTTGCGCGTCGAAACTGGCAACGACGGGCCCATGAGCTTCGTCGCCTTAGCTTTGAACGTGGCTGCACTGACACCTTCTGGCCACTGAAGGTAGGATCCGTTCGGTAATTGCACGTAGCGGTCAGGCATTTGGTTTCACGTCGTCCCACTTGATAATCTTTGCACCCGGAGGCAGCTGTCCCGCACCATTCGTGGCCGGATTGTTCTTCAGTTTCCCGATACCTTTCTGCAGCAGATTTATTTGGTTATCCACCGCATCCAGACGTTTCAGCGCAAATTCCTTCGAGCCAGACGATAGATTCGGCAACGTAGCTTGAATCGCCGCGCGTAGATCTTGCGCGCCTTGGCCCATGCCAGCGATGTTTCGCAGCGACAAGATGCGCTCCCCCATCTGGCCAAGCCAAATCAGATAGTCTTGTTGGCGCTCGTTCGTTGTGCCGGAAGCCATATTACTGATAATCGCGTGGAATGCCCCCTCGTCAGGCGCACGCGAAGCCAGTGATAGTTTCGCCACTTGATCGGGAGTGAAAGCGTCTCCCGGCTGCAAGGCTTCGATTGCTCCGCGAAGTTTACCGGAAGCATTCTCCATTTCCTGAAACTGAGCGTTCTTTGACATCAACTGAAACGTGGGAGCTGCCGGCGTATAGCCTTTCGCCATGGCAGTACCGCCGGTCGTGGTTATTAGATTTCCATCGTCATCGACGTAGGCCCCGATTCGGGTCATGTTGTAGCCCATCCCTCGAGCCTCTACCATGCGATTCTTGATGTTTTCGGCCTCCACGCCCCACTGCTTCGCCTTGGCCTTGTAAATCGGGTCATCTTCGCCCTTGGGGTAGATCGACGGATCCGGAGGCTTGCCAATCTGAGCCGTAATGATCGGGTCGAGGCCAGTCGTTTTCTTCAACTGCGGAAAGACCATCTGATTGACCGACGCCCCTCCCGGCATGAGCGAGCGGGCAAACTCCATCGCCTTCTGCGGGTCATTCGGGAACTGCTGCTGGCCGATCTTCGTTGCCTCGGTCCACTTGTCCGACAAGTCCTGCGAGGCGGAAGGCTTGGGAATGATTCCCGTGAGAATCTCTTTTTCTTTGTCGCTTAGCGGGCGCCCGAGCGCTACTTCCGCGTCTTTGATCTTCTGCTGGCCGGGAGTGAGTTCCTGCGCCGCCCCTTCTGCTACCTGATCCGTAATCTTCCCGTCCATCGGGTTCCGAACGAGGTTATGCAGTTTCCCGTCTGAGGCGCGATAGGTATGCACCACCGTGGGAGCCGCGTTCTGCTGGAAGCGCTGCTGCAGTTCCTTTTGTTGAGTCTGGAACTGTTGTGTCCTTTGCTTCTCCTGCAAATTTGCACTCTTGGCGTCGGAAATATCGCTCCCTGTTCGCCCGACGTTTTGGAGTATCGAAGTGAGCCACGCCATTTGTTAACTCCCCCACGAAGGATCATAGGTCGGTGCTGCCGGATCAGGCCCAACTGCCCCGCCGTAGCCACCCGGCATGTACTGAATCCCGCCGAGCGCCGGGTCGCTAAACTGTCCACTCCAATTGCCACTGCTCTGCGGCGGTAAGCCCTTGAACAAGCCCTGCCACGCCCCAGTCGTATTAACTGGCTGACCAAACGTACCCGCGGGCAAACCAAGAGCTTGTAAAAGAGCGTTTGTGGCCGTGCTCTGGTTCTGCTGATAGAACGGAGCGAGGGCTTGAGACTCCGCACCAGCGAAGATACCGGGGGCCTGCGACAGCCCGCGTTCTGCCATCTGTCCCTGCACCTGATTCCCCACTGATTGCGTTAGGCCAGCGTTCAACGGTTGCTGGAGTTTGGAAATCAACGCGGCAAAAGCGGTCGGATTTTTAACCAGATTGAGAATAAAATTCTGGTAGTCGTTTTTCTTGACGTCTTCCAAAATATTCCCACCGGTTCCGGCTACCGCCGCCCCGCCGCTGAGTAAAGGTACAATTGCTCCAAGTCCATCCATAAGCTATGCCTGTAGTCCCTGATAGGGATTGTTGTTCAATGCCTGCGATAGCCATGCCGGGCCACCGCCGCCGAATGGGGAACTCCCGCCACTCGGCTTCTGCAGCAAGTCCAATATCCCCGGTAACCCACTTCCACCGCCCTGTGTCGCCGGAGTTGTTCCCGTCGAAGTCGCAGGCGTTAAGCCAGTCTGGCCGGGAGAGGAAAACCCGAACAACTGATTGATTGCAGACTGGATATTACCAGTCGCCTGCGGGTTATTCGCTACTCCCGCCGCCTGTCCACCGAACTGGCTGTAATACTCTGGCGACAACGAACCGCCTGTCAAAGTTTGGAGCGTCGGTAGTTGCTGGCTGACCGCCGCTGCCTGCCCTGCATTCTGCGTTGAAGTCAAAGGCGTGGGCGTAGTGCTAATCTTTGGGGCGCTCGGAGCGTTCAGAGCCTCGTCAATCGACACACCGGTGCCGACTGCGGCCAGAGAAGCGGTTATCAGTGGGATAATCCCGGCGATTGCTGGCACTTACAGCCCCTCCCGCGGCGTTGGAGACACCAACATCTCATAATTCCCGAACGACTGACCGCCTGCTTTCACGATGATGTGTTTTAGACGCGCTTGCAGGGCCTTGGCGGGGTCGATGATCGTCATGTACCCTACCAGTCCCCGCGCTCTTATATCGCTCAGGAATCGCCTTAAAAGGCGTATAACGGCGACATTAGAAAGCGATGGATCCAAACATATCCTCCAGACGAACGCAGACCCGTGACATGGCGATGCAAGCAACACCCCCTTAATCTTCCAATCCGACTGCACAACCCAGACCCAGTTTCGATCTAACTTTCCGAGTTGATCGAACCCTGCTTCCAGTTCAGCGGGGATTTCCTCATCCGGACCAAGCAGGCGAGCCTCATCCTTTGGTGCTAAAAACTGCATCACATCGAAGTCTTGCGTCTCTGTAATCACTAGCTTATAGCTCCCGCCATAACCCCACTTGGCCGAGGCTCGATTTGAAATTCGATACTGTCGATCGTGATCCTGCCTAACCCCGAGATAATCGCATCGAAACGTCGTCCCGTCGAGCCCGCCGCCGCCTGCACCTGAATATCACCCGAGTTTGGCATCGGTAGATTCTGGGTAGCAAACACCACTCCACCGTTCCGAGTCCGGATGGTCATGGTCGATGGAGCGTTCGGATCTTGCTGGCCCAAAACTACCGTCCGACGGAGATAGAAGCGACCCGAAGCGTCCTTGCTTGCTGTCGTCGGGCTCTGCATCGCCCACGCGATCTGCCCCGGAATACTAGAGCCGCTCGAGGAGGTCGCCCAAGTTAAATCCTCGTTCTGCCACTGCTGTAAGGTACCATCGCTAAACGAGCCCATAACCGTCGCGGCGATAGTGGAGAATGTCACCACCCCGAACATCGTAGAAATTGGAAACGGAAGGTCCACAATGGCCCACGCCTTGAGCACCATATCGAAACACATGATTCTGGTCAGCATCCCGTCAGAACCTCCCGGCGTCGAGGCAATCGGGATGGCCGTCACGTACATCGGAGGATTAGCCACTAGAGCCGACTGGCATACCGTCTGCCACTCCGGGTCCATCGGAACGATGTCGGCCGTGTCCGGATCGTTCGAACCGATCAGGTAGGGCTGAACTTGCGTGCTCACAATGCGGTCATTTACCCCGTCGAACACGCCAATGCCGATGTAGGTCAGCCGCATCAGTCCGAAGCCGGGAACGAACTGGAGTGTCCGGGGAGACAATATCCCCATATCGCTCTGTACGCGCTGAATCAGGAAGTTGGAAGCACCGAAAACTCCAACAATCTGATAAACCGCACGTCTCTTAAAGGCGCACAGGCTACCCTCTGGCGGGATGCCCTGCGCGGCGATCGTGAACGAACCTAAACCCATGCCCTCCGTGCCGTCATCTTTGTCAAGGAACGCCTGATTGACTGGGTTCCATGACTGCAGGTTGTTCACGTCCGACATTCGCAGACTGCATGGGCCGTCCAATCCGGTCGAAGTATTAGGCGCGATCGGCGTTGCACCTGTGCCCGTGTTCGTACTTGGGCCCGTATTCGTGACCCAAGTATTGAACATCCAGAGTGACCCGGAATAGACCGCAAGATGACCACACCCAGGCGGGGGAGGAGCTGCACTGAGCAACGTCCCTGAATTCTTCCATATGATCGTGCCATCTGTGACCGTGGCGCCGATGGTTGTCGGGAAGGTAGGCTGTGTCCCGCCGCTGATTCCCGAAGTTGTTGCGGTGTAATAGTACCCATTCGATACCGTGGGCTCAATCACCGAGTTAACCGCGTAGGAAACAGCCGTAGTCCACACCGGAAAGGACGGCAGGAATGTGGAAACGATAGGAATGGTCGTCACCGTCATAAACCCACCGCTGGACGGGGGTTGTCCAATCGCGTGCGGATTCACAATCTGCACTTCAGTTGCACTCGGAACCGAAATAGTCGTGAAGGCACTCGCGCCAAAACCGTTTGTATTATAAACAGGGTCTGCTACCCCCGAGATGTAAACATTCGCTCCCAGGCCTTGCTGCGCGTTAATGATCGAAACCAGACCGGCACAGTCCCAGAGCACTGAGGTAAACAGGGAACCGCCGTCGTCCACGCTCTGCCCGATCGTGGTTGGCCAAATTGGTTGCGTTGAACCGCTCGTGCCCGCTCGCGTGGCCGTGTAATAATAGCCGTTTTCGGGAATCGGAACAATCGTGTCTCCAACACTGTAAGCCGTGTCCTTCTGCCACGATGGGAAAGAATTCACGGTCGGGTTGATATTGTTCGGGCTCGAGGTCGTCACCGTGACCACCCCATTCGCATCCACGCTGATCGCAGAAATCGGCACAATAGTTGCCGGATTCGTCAGTGTTCCATTCGGATCGGAGTAGACCTGTGGAGCGAATCCGTTCCCGAGGGCCAACACAGCCTGATTTGTAAACTGAGCCATCTGGGGCTGGAGTCCTACCGCACCTATGACCCCACCAGACGGGCTGTAGCCTTGCTGTAAGGTCCCGCCAGCCTGAGCCGCGGGAAACAGGGCAACGATATTCTCGTCGGTGTAGGTAACGCCCTCTATTGGCGCTGGCATGGCGTATAAGGCTGTCTGCTGCGTCGTGTCGGTGTCAGGAGGGGTAATCGCCACACCGATGGCAAACGTTCCACCATCGGAAAATGCTGGTTCGGTCTGTGTGCCTCCCTTGATGGTAATCACCGTCGGAGCAGTCTGATTGACGATTTCATAGCTTCCATTGAAGCTCGCATTCGAGCCCGCCGTGTACACCCCTGCTTGGCCGATAAAACCATTGTTGACCGGAGTCGTCAGTGTGACCGTCGCAAACCCCTCAAACGTCGCCTGCAGGGTCACAACGGCATAGGTCCCACCACTCGGAGAAGCCGAGCCGTTGTCCTGATACGAGTTGGACGGAGCAGGCAAGCCCGGACCACTGAGTAAAACTTCTCCTCCCGGAGTCGTCCCGCGATACACGTTGTAGCCAAAGGCATTCGGTACAACGTTCCAAGTCAAGTCGGCCGTTTCTCCCCCGCTGACCGTCGCAGAAACTTCATTGGAGATGACTGTTTCACCCCCGGCCCCGTCAATCGCCGTGACCACCCAGTAGTAGGTTTCTGACACCAGCGAACCGCCACTGACGACTGACACCGCGAGATTTCGGGGCGCCCCAAGATGCTGGTCCAGAGCTTGCATGATCCGGAGGTAGTAGCCAGCAACTCCAGTAGGGGCAAAGAAGAACTCAGCCATGGCGCGACCGCGGCCGGAAGTAGGTACGCCGTTGTAGGCGTCGATTATGTCGGTACCATCGCAAGTGCGGAGCGATCCTCTTTTTGACATGAGCAGATTCGACGCGCGAGGGACCGAGCCCTTCGGCTGGATTAATCTTCCCGTCGAGGCGTCACAGCCTTTTACGAAGGCGCCGAACGTAGATGGCTTAACACCCATTACTTACGCTTACCTCCTCTCCCTTTTCTCCGAGAAGATTTCCTGGTAGACCCCCGGCGAGCGTTTGTCATAGCCGAATCTAACATCGTTCCCATCGCATATCCTTGTCCGGGAGAAGTTCGAGGGCGAGACAAGGAACGAGGGACTGTTTCCCTGTCCGTCAGTAATCCTGGCCTTGTAAATTCCGGCATATATATGCTCCTACCCTAATCGGCTACGGGACGATCACTCCATTGTCCAATACGACATCGAAGGCAAGTGTGCCCCTTCCGCCACCCACCTGCACAAACCGAGGCACTGGCTTATTAGCCAACATCCATTCATTCGCTTCTTTGAAAAACGCGTCCTCCAAAGTCTTGGCCGATTCCAAGTCCAACTCTGCTTTCTTCGCCTGCGCGAGCATGTAATTTGGCAGGATCGCAACCCAACCCTGCGGAGCGGCAAGATTCATCAACGACTGCCCTGGCTGGTAGGGAATGAGCACTAACCGCTTCCCGCACCAGAATAGGCTCAACTCCGTCACCGTGGTTCCCTCTGGCCACGCCGTAGCTACCGTTGACCCCAAACCGCGGATTAGACCTGTTAGGGCCGTCGTCGCGTAGGCGCAAACTTCATTTCCAATCTGACAGAAGCCGAAGGGCAGGTAGAACACCCCTGGATTGACCACATTTACCGCGGTATCTGTAGCGAGCATGGGAGCGCTCGTGGCTGTGACCCCTGCATTGCGATCCGGCTGCGGGTAAACTTCTAGCACCTGCTTGTCGGACATCACTGAGATTGTGACTTTGCTCAGAACCGACGAATTGATGTTATTCCGCCGAAAGAATTCCGCCCGCTTTCCACCTTGAACCCAATATCCGCCATACCAAACGTCTGAAATCTCACCCCACATTCCAGGAAGAACATATAGCGGCTGTCCTGCTACCGTGGGAACGCCAGAGTAGTCCTGCAAGCCTCCTACAGCCCTAGCGAGCTTGTTTAACGCTTCGTTGAGCCACTGATAGAGCGTAGAGGCCCCAAACTGTGGCCCGTCTGAATCCATCAAGTACGCCGTGCTACGCGTCGGTGGAGTTCCAAACCCAGTCAATGGCGCTATGATATTGAACGGAGTCGCAACTGATTCAATGTACTGAATTTCTGAGCCACTCTGCCCGCCGGGAAGCGTCAGGTAGGCCCGGATCGTCGTAGCTCCGGGGAGTAGTGCTGAATTGACGGTCAAACCTTGCCCCGTCGAAACCGCAATAGGGCCATCTTCCTCCGAGGATAAAGTCTCTCCCCAGGGATTCCGCTGTGTCACGACGACGTAGTACGTCCCCGCCGGCAGCGTAGAGGAACCCGTGTACAGTGTCACAATCTGGCTTGTTCCGAGCGTCCCGCCTGTGCAGGTATGGTGCGACGGATACGGCGCCGAGCGCGTGCAAGCAAACTCGTTTCCGGAAATAATCTGGGTGACCGTGTAATTGCCGTTGAATGCTGAATCTGATCCCGCTACGTAGGCTAGAACTTGTCCAATCGTCGGCGTATAGTTATTCACCGTCGTTATGTTAAACACCAGTGGAAACTCAATTGGGAACTGAATCGAGGAAACCGCAATATTGCCCGCTCCCGTGGGCGCGGGAAGCGTCGGAGGCAAATCTGGTATTTTTGCTCTTACCGCAAATAGGATATCGCCTACGGTTGGCAATTTTCGCTCCTAACAAAAATGGGTGGCTTCTGGCCGAAGCCAACAGCCACCCAAGTCCATACCCAAGGGCAACCAAAAATCTAGCTAGTTCCACTGATCTCGACATCCAGCAGCGACGTACCCGCGCCAGTCGTGACCACATCCAACCGGGAAACGTTAATATCAACTTCGAACGGAACCACGAAGTCCACCCCGCCAACTGCCGAGTCTGAGCCACCGTTCGAATATTGACCGGTCAAGGTCACCGTGGCTCCGGAAGTTCCACCCGTTTGCAGAGTAGCCGTCGCCAAAGTCACTTGAGTTGAACTCTGGTAACTGGCAATCGTGGTGTACAGCGGCAGGGTTCCACCAGTGTTGCCAGCCGCAGACACGGCGATCGACAAACCCACCATTGCAGGCGTAAACGGTGCGCTCGCAGAGGTCAAAATAGCCGAAGCCGAAGCCATGGCGCCATTGGTTGCCAGTTGCGTACCCGCAGGAGTCGCGGATAGAGGGATAGCAGTTCCCGGAGCGAAGTCAAAGACTTCCACGAAGGTCGTTCCGTCAGAAACGATTAGCGCCAAAGTCGCCAGCGTCGGAGACGATAAGCCCTGATACACCTTGCACCGAATCAACCCCTTCGAAATCGTTGGAGTCAATCCGGTCAAAGAAGTCGTGTTGGTCGTCGTCAGCGCATTGCCCACCGAGAGGAACAGCGCATCGTTCTGGAGTGGAACTCCAGGCCCGTTGACCATACTCAAAAGCCGATTTTTAAACGCCATACCTGCTCCTTAGGTTAAGTTCGTAATCGTGCAAGCGCTCAACGGCCGCACATTCGTCAACTGTTCTGCCACCACAATGCGGCTGGCAATCACTTCCTGAGAACTCGACATCAGCCATGGACGAACCACGTAGTAACCGTTCTTGTGGTAGTTCATCCACATGTACTTTGAGTTCCACAGCCATCCGGTTCCCGCCGTGATGTACTGATCGGCCAAAATCACCGCGTTATCCACGCGGAAGTGATACCGCAGACCAAGCTGAGCGGGCTCCTTGTCTGTGATGTTGTCATTCATTCGAACCACAGACCCCGGCGCCGCGCCGGCATTGATGAACTGAGTCTTGAATCGTCCGTAGTCGTAGTTGTTCAGGAACAGCGTGTCCGGCTCGTCATAGCCAAAGGTTACCGACTGATACGCTTGTTCAAAGTTCGGAATAGTCAAAGCTCCTGAGCCGTTCGATACAGCGGCGCCAGGATTCCAAGCCGTCACCGTAGACCGGTTGACGCCAGCGATGGTGTTCCCCTGAACCCCAATCCAGTTCGGGATGTTGTCGATGTCAATCGACGTATTCTGTGGGTAAATGCCCCAGTTCGCTCTGGCCAATTTCGGCAGCAATGATGCCGCCCCGATTTGCATCTTCGCCTTCACGATGTCTACTGCAGACGCCCCGCCAGATCCGAGAATGATGTCGGTCGTCGCAATGGCTATGTTCTGATAGTAAAACCGCCACTGTTGCTCAGCCGGAATCACCGGATCAAATACCGACGTGTTCAAATTCTGGTCACCCCAGAACGCTCCGCCCGCGGGGTCCTCTGCCGTCAACAGCGGAAAGATCAAAGCTCCACCCGTAACATGCTTCCCCGACCGCTGCAAGGCCCAATGCGTCGGAGATGGCTTGTTCACGATGTCCGCGAGATATGGTGCGATTTTCTTCTGGGTCAAAGCGTCGAGCGTGTTCTGCATCAACGCAGGTGGCGAGTAGATTCCAGTACCCACGACGCCAATGGTCGGTGCTATGGCGTTTAGAATCTGCCTAATCCAGAAACTCGCCAGCCATCGAATAACTGAAAACATACCGTCTCCTTAGGGAGTGATTTTCTCCCTCTTACTAAACCTTTTCACCCGCCTGATCTTCTGCCGTCACAGCTCGGGCCTGCTGCTGTCTCCACCACCAGCTTTTGCCACCTTGCGCCGGAGCTGGCTGCAAATTTGCAGGCGCTTCCTTAACCGGCTCTCCCGCGGCCTCGGCGCGTTCTCTCTCCGCTTGTGCTTCGGCGGCATCCACTTCGGCGCGCACTTTCTTGTCCTCTGCAAACGCCTTATTGAATGCTTCCTCGTTCAGGTAGACGTACTCCGCAACCTGCCTTGAAACCGGAGTTAGTTCTTTACCGGTCAACTGCACGCCGTTAGCGAGCAGGGCCTTATCGATCGTGCCTGACAAGAAACTCGATACGTTTTTCATTGAACTTCTCCACCATTCTGGATCTGGGCAAACATTTCCATCAGTTCGGGATCATTGATTGCGTCATCCCCCAAACCTTCAAGGCCGATTTCAGCAACGGCGCTCTTGTCTGCCGGCTGACGCCCACCGGTAGCGGACGAGGGGCGGGGTTGAGCTTCGAGGCGATTTTTGGTCTTGGCGGCTTTCAGGCCTTCCGCGTAGGCTTCCTTGCGGATCGTCTCAATGTCGTTGGCTTTGGTCAGTTCGAGAATGGCTCTTTCGACCGAAGGCATCCCGTAGTCATCGAGAACCTTGTGCTCAGCCGCGTAGTCGCGGACTTTCTTGTAATCCCAGTCTTTGTACTGATCAACCTTCTTCAACCGGGAGGCGTTCTTTTCAAACTGGCCCTGGAAGCGATCTTCCGCCCAAATGGTAGCGGCCTGCTTCACGCTGTTCGTTAGGGCCTCGATCCCCTTGAGGGCCTGATCGATCTTTGCATCACGATCAGAAAACCTTTTTCGCACGGGGCCCCAGAACTCTTCCTTGTCGAAGTCGTCCTCACTTGGCGGGGTCGTGCGCTGCGCCTGTAATGCGTCATGGGCGGTTTTCAGTTCGGCCAGCATCGTGGCAGCCTTCTGGGCCACATCTCGCGCTTCGGATTCGCGCCGTTCGGCACCAGAAATTTTGTCCGAAAGTTGACGTTGCTGAGTAGCGGACAGAGTTCGCAAATCGCCAAGGGTAACCTTCTCCCCTTTGATGACAATCTCAATACTGTCCTCGTAGCCTGTTTTGTCCTGCAAAACTTGCTCTAGATTCATTACATCCCTCCGGGGTTGGGTGGAGCGGTTGCGTTGGGTGAATCAGTCGGGGGCATCGCGGCCCCCATGCCGATCGGATTTCGTACTGCTGAATTTACGTTCTGGGCCTGGCTTATCTCCTTAATCACGCGGTCAAACATGGGTACCAACTTCGAAAGCTGGCCGCTGACATTCGGGAGCCGTTCAAGGTTCTGCACCATGAGCACGGCGCATTGCTGCTTCATGGCCTTCATAGTCTGGAGAAGCATTCCGGGGTCGGCACCCTTGAGGGATGCTACCTGCTGCGCATACTGCGCTCCGGGATCTTGCTGGTCAGGGCCACCTTGCCCCGGCATAGTCTGACCGGGCTGTCCACCGCCAGCTCCAGTGCGAGCCTGCAGTGCAGACATAATCAACTGCCCGATTCCGCCAGGACCAGCAGCCACTATTTGCCGCCTTTAATCACTACGCCGAGAGGATCTTTGCTCTCTTTGCCGGAGGCCCACGACGGAGCTACTTCTGCCATGTCGTTTTCGGGAACCAACTTGTCGCCTTGGGATGCGATGTTCAGCGGTCCGAGTATGTCGGGTAAAGCTTTTGTCGCCTTTCCATAGGGGTCTGGATACATTTTTATCTCCTCTTCTTTCCAAAAACTTTGTCCCTCTCAGGACAGATCCCTAGCGGGTCCGGTGGTTCTTCACCATTAAACGGGGGAGGGTCTGCCAGGTTGTTGCCTTCAAAACTTTCTTGGGCGGGACTCAGGGTTGTGAATCGGTCCGCGCGAGTCGCGTTGAACGGACTATCGTTGTGCAACCCTGGGATGTTCTTTGCCATTTTTCCCCTGTGAACTTAGGGCAGTACACCCCGGTGGACCGCCCCTAGTTCAGTTGACTTGCGTTCTTTCTAGTGGCGCTTGTGTTTCCGGCCACCGCGTCCACCCTTGCGGGCTTGGGACTCGAAACGGTCGATCATTGTGTGTGCTCCCTTCCGACGCTGAACACGGACGCCTTGCGGCACCAGAGCAATATCAGCGTCTATTACTGCTTAACAACCTCGCTAGGACCGCATCCCGCGCTTGCCGGACATGCGCCCACCACGGCCACCGCTCCGCTTCGTCTGGAGCTTCGTCGCCATCTTGTGCGGCCCAAATCTTTTCAGTTTCGATCCTCGACCCTTCATGCGTGCCCCATTTTCTGCTCGACGTGTGCCACCATCGTGAGCGATTGACACTTCATGTACGCCAAAAATTCGTCTTCCTTCATCGCATCCACATTGCTTTTCGGCTCAAAGAACGCCGGATATGGCCTGCCATCTACCGCGAATTGGGCGTACCACATTTCCCCCATGCTTTCCAGCCGGAGGATCTCGAAGCGGTGACCTACAATCTCAGGGTAGAAGCCGTCCACGACTCAGAGAACTACAAGATTTGCGAGAGGTTTACAACAGGTTGGTTTGCTAGTTTTGCATTGTTTGCATTTTGGAACTTCTCATACTCCGAGGTTGGCACCCCGATTATGAAGTGGCCGGTCATGTCGCGGCGCACCGAAAAACCTATCTCGACAATGAATCCCGAGCGCACCCAGTTACGGATCATCTGCGGGGTGCGCTGATACTCCGCGGCGATGACCGATACGGGAACCCATGTGATTTCCTGCTCCATCGATATAACTACCTTGGTTTCTTTAGTTTAGCCATCGCAGAAAGTTCCTTCTCGCGAATGTTCATTTCGCTTATTTTCTGGGCCTCGGGAATATCAAATGTTTCTAGTACCGTTTCGGTCGGAATCATGCCCGTCTTACTCAGCGCCATGACGACCGAGCGCATGGCCCCCGCGCTTACTACCTTGAGGCTACCGGGATCTAACTGCGCGTCGTACTGATCCATCGACGTCGAATCGATCGGAGTCCATTCGGCCCGCATCATGTCCCCTTTGTCGGGAACGGAAACTTTGTCCGCGATGCTCTTATACCGCGCGTCGGTATAGAACACAATCTGGGCGAGGCGCTGGAGCGATTCAGCCAGCAGTCGCCCGCGTAATCTAGTCTGGTAGTGACTCTGCCACAGCGTAGCGTCAAATAGGTCAGGCGACACGTTCCCGCCCCCAGACTGCCCCTGGCGAGCCTCGGAGAAGCCCTGCAATTCCTTTTGCAGCGCAAACAGGGACGCCGGCACGGTAATCATGTGTTGAGGCATGGGAGTAATTGGAGTCACCACCGGGGGAGTAGAACCATTCTTGATAACCAGAACTTCACCCGGCAGCCAGCCGATTGAGTTGGGATCTAAACCCGTACGCTCCTCAAACACGATCACGCCGTTATTGATTCGAACGATGTTCTCGAACAACTGGGTGTAGATACGTTCCCCGAGGTTCTGCAGGCTCCGCGAGAGGTTTATGGGGGCTGGACCCCAGAAATTCGCTATCGTGGGCATGGCGGCCACCCTGACGAGCGGAAACGTGCCTCTCTCATCGTCAGGCAACTGCGGACACCAGTTGTTCCCGTCCGCTAAAACCACGTCATCGCAGTCTACGAGCCACCGCCCGTCCGGGTACTTATACCCGAAACGAGGATGAACCAGACCAGCAGCTTCACTAGAACTACCAGCGTAAGACTCAACTTTTTCTCTCGTGTTGTCAAACAGGAATGTGCTTCTGACCCGAACCCGGTTATCCCGGAAGATGCGCTTCTCCGGCTCGTTCCCTTGGTTGCTCAGTGGGGAGTATTCCGGGAAATCTAACGTGGTGTCAATCTGCCCGTAGGGGTCTGCACTGCCGGCATAAAGTTTCGGCCTGATCTTCCAGCCCTCGTCCGGCCAACGTCTCCGGACTTCATCGATGTACATCCAGTCCCACCACTGCGTCCATGACCAGTTTGAATCGGACTTACAGAACGGGTCAGGATTCACCGTGGCTGGATCGCGGGACTCTATCCACGTCATCCCCTTGCCGCGCCTTGCCGACGGGGAAAACCCTATCTGGAGGTAACCCAGATTCGTCAGCATGGCCCAGATAATTGATTCCAGAATACGGTTGTTGTAGCAGCCCTGCCGCCAGTTGGCCTGATAGTATTTTTCGCGGTCGTTGTCCCGCTTCCCGTCGTTTGTGATGTAGACCTTGATTGAGGCGTCGGTGATGTCGGTGGCTTCGTTCAGTACCAAGGTTTGAAGCTGTGGAATCATCACCTGCGGCTTGAACGAGTTTACAAACCCAGAGCCTACCGTTTGCAGGTCGTAGAAGTCTTTGATGTCATCGAAGTAGTCTTTGCCAAGGTGCTTGTCGCGCTCGGTGCGCGAAATACGCTCCAGTTCGTTCAGTTGGTCCGTAACTACCTTGTCGGGGTTGTTGTAAGCAGGAGAAGTCTTACGCTCCGTTACTACGTCGTAGCCGACAAATTGGGGCATCTAAATTACCTTGCCGGTCCAGTGTCAAATCCTGCCCGCAATCGTTTCAAATCCTCGTTTATCGATGGGACATTAAGCAATTTCTCGTTCCCAAAAGCAATCCTATCGCACGGTTCAAATGCTATCAGGTTGCATTTAAATTTATCGACCTCCGTATCGCTAAATACCTCAACAAGCGGATCTGATTCCGCAGGCTCGTTACCGCTCGCCACTCTTATGTTGTCGCCATCAAAAACGACCTCGTCAAGGTTCACCCCTCTCGATTCCAAAAACAAAATGCGTCCAGCGATTTGCAAAGCGAAGTCCCGCACTGGAACAACTTTCTTTGGAACGATTGCAGTGGTCACCTTACCAAACGCGTGCTTGATTGCCGCTAGCGGAGACATGCTGCTAATTAACGCCAACGGGGCTAGATTCTTCAAGAATCCTCTTCGTTCCATCATTGCGCTACCTCCTTCGCCTTCTTGCGCTTTGGCTTATCTTCCGCGCCTTCCGACAGCCACTTTGCCAAGGCATCCCCCGGAGACTCCGCTGTTCCTGTCTCCGCCTTCCGAAACTGCTCAATGTCGATCAGCATCCCTACCCAGTCTTTCGAGGAGATCATTCCACTCGAAATCATCACATCTCCGGACTTCGCTATCTTATCCTCAAGGTCAGCCCACGCTCCACTCCGGTTTTGCTTCCTCAGACGGGAAAATTCAGTTCCGATGTCTCGGATGAGTTGTTCTGCTCTTGTGCGTGCTTCATGCGAATACGCGCTCTCCTTTGCATTATCGCCCGCTCCATCTGTGCCAGCTTCTCGTCGGTCAGGGGCGGGCGTCCCGCTGTCGGGCGGGACAATGGGTCTACGACTTGCGGGGATGGTTGCGGAGAGGTCGGTGATCGGGGCGTCGGAGAAGCGCATGGTTCTGGCTCTACCGTGTACACAGCGGAGAGCTTCGAGCCGAATCGTAGCACAAGTTCATCGGCGGGAGTGTCGGAATCTTCAAACAGGCCCTGCGGGGAAGTCTCCGATGCAACCTCCCGGATAAACTTCTGCGGGATGCGGAGTTCTCCACCAGCCTGAATAACCAGAGCAGCGAGTAGCTTTTTAAAATACCGGATCTGCGACTGCGGGGTGGTGTCAGTGGGGGGCATCGTTTAATCTCCGAACAGGAATTTTCTTACGATCGGATTGTCCCGGATCGTTCCGTAAAGCGTTGGGGAAGTAAAGGAGATCCACGTTTCCTCAGAAACATCTGACGCCGTTGAGTAGTCGAATTTTACACGCGAGCAACAGTGCATTATCTCGTGCAGTAGGGTCACCTTCATTTGATCGGCACATAAGCCCTCGCGAAGTCTAATTTCTAACGTATGGTGGTCAGCCGCTCCGTAATCTGACAATTCCGGCAACTGATTTGGATTGACGATCTTGATCGAGTACCGGTACGGACCTACCTGAACTTTAGATGGTATTGTTGTCTTCATAATAGGCTCATCCTTTTCGGGCGGGTAAAGTGAAGAACGGTTCTATCCTCGCAAACAACTGGTCGGCCAATTCCCGGATGATAAAATCTGCTTCGTACGGGCGGAGAGTGGAGAACACGCCCGCCTCTCCGGCTTTCTCGAAAGCCCTGGTTATCCTTTGCCGTAGTCGGTCAGCCCGCGAGCACTCGTCGGTATTGCTGAAAAGATAAGTCCCGTTCCACGGCAGAGGTTGATCTTCGTCATGCGCCATAAAACTCCCTAGGTACCTTCCTATAAGATCACTCCGTGCCCTTCCGCGCCTTTCAGGGGCAACCACGGTTCGGGCGGATACGATGGGTGCCATCCGCAATGCCGACACGGAGTAGAGGTGCTGGTCGGAAGATTCTTGCGGTCGGTTATCTCTTTAGCGTTAAACATGATGACGCCGCCGCAATTTGGGCCTTGGCATCGGATGTAAACATCCGGCTCCGAGTGGTTCGTAGAAACCCATGTAGAAAGCGTCATAAGTCACTGATTCCTTTCGGGGAGTTAACTATATAATTACCGCACATATTATCCTAGAACGGCGGCTGCATCACGCTTCGGCAAAATTTCTTATCCGGCTTCAATATCTGCAACTGGTCCCGATATAGCGCATGGGCCAAGTCCGTTTGCGGTTTCAGTTTACTGAGTGCGGGATTGCCGGATTTGTCTTTGTCCAAGGTGTTGCCCTTAAAGCTGATAATGTTCGTCGGTGGGTACTGAGCGCACGCGATAACGGCGAGACATCCCGCCATGAAGACATCGTCATGACCGTGCTCAACATCCCATCGCATCCCAGTGCTCATCGTCATCAGATCCATTTGGCGGCAGAACTCCTCGTCTTTTACCCGGAGGCCGCCAGGGATATTCTTCATCCCATTGTGCAACGCTCCACGGAAAGTCGAGAGTAGCAGGTCGCGCGTTCTTCCCGTCGTCTCCCAGCCGAGAGCTGGCGACTTACCCTTGCCCCAGGTCTTATCGTCCTTGCCTTTCCACATGTACCAATTCGGATATTGATACTGATCGCGGAGAACCTGCTGACACCACAACCCTAAGTTGCCGGTTAGTTCCACGATCATCATGGCGTTGTTATAGTAACGCCCAACAGCGTCCACGTGCTTCGCCATTTCCACCGGATTGACCCAGTCACTGAATTGCATGGCGAAGTCTCCGGTAGTGCCATTCAAGACCATGAACGACGCGAAGTCTCCTGTGGCGCGGCCGCTGTCTTGCTCCATTCCTCTCGCACAATCCACTCCAACAAAGTAGGTACATTTTTCTTTGACCGTCTCGTACATCAAGGCCTTGCCACGCACGTTGTCTACAAAGGCCGCCCCTTTGCCTTGGCGCTCGAAATGTCCCTTCTTTACAGGCTTTTGCTTCGTCCCCATCGCGTAACGGATCTCGGGAGCGGTGAATGCGGGGTCACCGGTAGCCACGAACGCGACGAGTGCGGAGTGGGGATATTCCTGATTAAACATCAACTCGGAACCTTCGCACTCGCCTTCTAGGACCATTCTCATCCAAGCTATCTGCGACAGGGAGGCGTTGAACGGTTTCCCCATCAGCTCCCTTTCCAGGTCGGTCGCAGGGGCATCTTCCGCTTCGTGTGCGGGGCGATGGCATGTCGGATCGTCCAGCCACGAAAGGAAAATCGGCGTGTATCCGTTCCAGTGCGATCCAGTTTCATTGGCACCGTTCCAGTAGTTGTAAAACGTCTCGCCAATTCCGGTGCGGCCCTGAGCGGTGGATTCCAAGGCGATGACGGTGTCGGGGGCCTTCGACACACTGGGGAGAATCGATAGGAATGATTTCTGTCCGGGATAAGAGGCCGCTTCTGAAAGATGCAGGAACGAAAGCGTAAGCCCCCGCCCTGCGCCTACGGAGCCCGCGGTTGCGATGTCGAGGTTCGATGCGCCCTTCGTATGCGGGAAGATGATGCTGCGCGTCCTGACGTCGCAGGCGCCCGGAAGGCGGTCATTCAGTGACACAGCCAGGTCGCGGGGCACGCGGAACAAGCCTTTGTCGGCAACGTCTTTCAAGTGCGCAACAATCAGAGCGTGGGCCTGGGGCTTGGCCAGGCAGTGCATCGTCGCCAGGCCGTCGATGTAACTGCTCATCCCGACCCTGCGAGCTTTGAGCACCACAACCCTGATTGATCCGTGTTTCTTGTAGTGTTCTTTGACAATGTTGTGACACTTAAGCTGGTTGGGATTCAGTACAAAGGGAACAGACACACCTTCGTCCCGGTGCTTGATATCGAGCTTGGCCAGTAGTTGCTTGGCGTGATCTAGGTTAATGGCTGATTCTCCAACTTGTGCAACTGCTGATACGCCCTGAAACAGAACGCGTTGCAGCAAAAAGCCGGTTGCAGGCGCTTCACCCCGTTCTCGATGATGAACCGCCCGTCATCACGAAAACTCTGCTTCCCGTCTTCCCCAGACTTCAAGCACGCCTGAATGACCGCCCGCGAATTGGGCGCAGTCATGTTCGCCCGGATCAAGTCTTTATGACTGTCCGTCCAGCAGGTCCATCTCCGCCCCGGTGGGTTCTGACGGCGGAGTACGATTTGAGAGATGCGCTCATATTCCCTTTTCATGTCTGCTTGTTTGTTGATCGCATCAACCAGCGGGCAGTTTTCCCAGTCGAACACGTTGCCAGGTACCATCGATACCGGGTTACTGGGAAGTTCTGCTCGAACACTTTGGTCAACTTGACTCGACTCCTTTTCGGAACCATTGTTCGGGCTATGATTTGCAGTATCGCGCTCCTCCTTTCGTCTTGCTTTTTCTTCCCGCTTCAACTTGTTTGCCGCTCGTGTTGCGGCTCCTTTGGCTCGCATCTCTGGGGTAAAAATCAATGTAGCCTCCTATTTCTTGGTTGCCAATTTCAGCGCCGTCAGTAGGGTCTGCACGTTTTCGTAATTATCACTTGCGGTAGATACTTGGAAGTATCTGCGCAGCGCGGCGAGTGGGGAGTCCGTGAACGGCTGCGGTCGCATCTGTACATCGGCAATTGCCCTCGCTATTTCACGTTGCTGGTTGATCCATTTCCTCCTGCGATTGTGGTGCATAATTTTTCCCTCCTAGACTGGCTTCCACCAGATCGTTCTATCCGTTGACGGATTGTCCATGAGACGATAGTTAGGAATCAGTTCGCTCACGGCTCGCATGACACCGGGCCATTGCTCTGTAAAATCGTGCCCACAGAGCAAGCCCCCACGCCCTGAAACAGAACGTCTAAGCAGTGGCGTCCACGCCAGAATGTCAGCCTTTACGGACTCGTAAGTATGGTTGGCGTCGATGAAGACCATGTTAAAACTTTCGTAGCGATCTCTCAATTCAGCGGCGGCTTTCAATGAGTCCATTCGCATAACGGAGAGCCTGTTCCCCTCGAAAGCATCCATCAGGTTGTGGTGAAACTTGCCAAATGCCCACCATGCCCCTCGCAGGGCAACAATATCATCCAAGTCCCCTGGGGAACCCAACCATGTGTCCACGGCAAGGACAGTGCCGGGGGTGTTGTCCACCAAAGCACGCGTCGAGCGTCCTGTCCATGATCCGACTTCGGCAATGCGAGCGTTTACGGACGCCGACGCGGCAAGCCATTGAAGTTCTTGCCTGCTCATCCACCCGTCTTTGATCTTTAGCGCTCGTTCGATATTCATGATTCTGGCGACCCCACTTCCCGCGTTGGGTACTCCCTAGGGTAGGGAGCGCTCTGGACCGGCTTCCCTAAAAAGGTGCAAATTTGCAGCCATCCGGCCCCGTTCGACATATCCATGACCAACAGGTCGTCAGGACGATCCTTAAAGTACTCCACAACTTCGGCATTGTGCTGGCGGTAGCGGCTTAGCATCGTTTGCGCGTCGAAGTCGCTGCGGCCATACAACGCCGTATGCAGTCGATTGGAAATCGGCCAAACATCCCACTGCCATCGCGTTGGGTTGTACTTCGCGTCCCACATCCTCTCCACGCTCGTCAGCCACTCGGATTCATCTCTGGTAGTCAAGATGAACTTCGATCCGGGATACGCCTTATCCAGTTTTTGATAGAGCAAGGGGATGGGAATATCGCAAGCGGCGTAGAAGCGCTCCAAGGTTTTCGACCGGCCTGCGGCGTTGACTTCCTGCCAGATCAGCGGGGCTTCACCATTACCCCAATGCAGGCTATCGAAGCCTAGAGACTGAAACGCCTTGTGCAGGGAACTAGTGGCTGTCTTGTGGAGTCCGATACCGAATACTCGGGTGGGAACTGGGCCTAGCGTGATCGGAGTTGGATCACCATTCCTGTAGACGGTCCCCATGCCAAACTTCCCATAGTTGACTACGGTTTCCGTCCGCGAATCAATCCAACGACTATGTTCCTTGGCTTCGTTCTTTTCCGCCTCAGGGTATTCCTTGAAGCGGACCTCTGGCCCGTGGGGAATGGTGTAGAGGTTTTTGTAATGAAAGAACTTCGGAGTGTATCCAGAACGGTGCAGGCGGCCTAGCAGGTCAATGTCTTCGCTGCCCCAAATATCGAACTGTTCGTCGTAGCCACCGAGTTTCAGGAAATCCTGCGACCGAATGGCCAACCGGCCGGCAAAACCACGTAAAGGCCTTTCTGCAGTCCATGGCATTTTCTTGATGGCGGCGAAGTCGGGATGCAGGAAGCTCCCCGGCTCAAGATTAGCGGCGATGTATTCGTCCAAGTTCGGACCGGCGAAGTTATCGGCATCGAGGGTCACAACCGTGTCGGCTCCCTCCAAGATGCCCAGCCGCATCGCCATACTCTTGGCGTGCGCCATATGCCACTTACCATCATCGGGAGCGAAACTATAGACCACTAGTTTTCCAGTTCGCAGGTCTTCCCGGTGGTGCGTCACGACATAGTCCAGGAGCCCGTCGGGGCTGTTGTAATTGAGCACTACAAAACGGGAGTTGGGAGATTTGTTGTCTGCAAGATTACGGGGAAGGGTTATTTTTAAGTGGGAGGTTCGTCCGCGGCAGGTCGTGCAAAAGTTTATCATTTGGATGGGAAGGAGTACAACCGCCTTGCGGCTTTCTGTCTTTCAATTTCGGATGCCTGCTGAATTTTCCGGACACTGTTTTCGAAGCGAGCCTTTTCTTTCGTCCGAGGCTTGGTGACCGACCAGAGCAACTGGCAGGAGGCGCAGAAGAAATTAAAGGCCTGGTCGCTCTCCCCGATCAGGCGGAGTTTACTGACCTCGCAGATAGACTTTGATTTCAGGTGGTTCGGGCATTGGGGAATGTTCATAGCAGGGGAAAAACCTCTCCGTCGTCGGTCCAATAATCGCAGACCGCCTTCGGTTCAATCGAATCATCATCCCGCAATCTGACCAGTTCGCAAACCCCAAACCCATCTACCTTGCGCTCAAGGAAGTGCAGACAACCTGAGCACTTGTACCTCACCGACGACGGATCGGTGTATCCTGCCTCGTCCTCATTCAGTTTTTCGGGACGATCCGACATGATCCGCTCGTAAACCTTCCGCTCTCTACCCATTCTTCGTCCCTGAAAAGTTCACTGGCTTCCTGCAAGCCTTGTTCGCGCACCTGAGATACTTGTACTCCTGGTCGATCCTCGGTAGCCACGTTTTACCGCAGATCAAACATTTCCACTTCAAAATCCCGCCGTCTTGGATCTTAACAATCACCCAATCACCCTACACGACACCGCCAGGGCTACCGCCAACGAAACAATCATCACCAGCACCAACCAGTCCAGGGGCTTCATGGCGCCTTACCTTCGCGCTTCGCCCGCAGCTTGTCCGAGTTCGAGAGATTCATAAACTGCTCCGCGCTTAATCCTTTCCCTTTGCCCGGTCTTTCCACTCCTGAATCCGAATGTACGCCGTCGCCCATGCCGCCGGAGACGGGTTGTGTGTCGCCAAATGATCCGCGTGCTCCGTCAGTTGGTGTTTTTCCCAACTCAGCCTCGGGCAGTCCGGACAAAACCTTTTCCCTGGAAATTTCATCGGCCACTCCTAGAACTAGTCTCTGCCTGCAATCCCGATTCGGACACTGCCGGGGCATCTCCTTCCCCCTCGGTATCCACTTCCACTGGCACCTTCCACATTCCCACGCCTGTACTGTGACAATGTACACAGGAACCATGGTGACAATGTACACCGACTGTGCGCATTGTCAACAGGTATCTGGTCTCTGTACCACCAAAATCCTACGAAAATCTCCACGGAGGACTGCATTAGTATTTCCCCGCACCCTCATTAGTGAGCCGGGGGGCTTGCCTTTTCCCGATGGGGTGCCCGCGGGGGGTCCCTGGGCTGGAAATGAATCGGTTTACAATCTAACAGTTCGTTAACTCTCGTTGATAACAAAGGAGATACACACGATTGTCTATCCAGGCGGCGGGCCGATTACCCGTTCTGCGTGGTGTTCCCGTAGCGCCAGGCCGGGCCCAGGAGCGCCTGTTTGGCCTTTTCCTCGCGGCGGCGCGCCGCGTTGGCCCTACGTGCCGCGTTTGCCTCCTCGCAGAGCTTCCTACCTTGGGCGAGGATCGTTTTGTGCGCATGGCGAGCGCCCTTTGTTGACAACATCTTGAAGCCAACACGCGGGTCAGACATGCGAGCGCGGATCGCAGCAAATCGTTCTGTTTTGTTCGGAGCTGGAGAAGGTACATTCACTGGTTAACGAGGGTAAACGAGGTAGGTACGTGCTGTAAAGTGCCTTGTGCGAGCGATTAGCGGCTCATGGGGCGCTTGTTTGGGGAGAACTGGATGAAAAGGTAGCAGATGTCGGGGGAGTAAGCGGAGAGTTGGAGGGACGTGCCGTCGGTGAATGCGATGGTGCAGGTTTCTGGGTCATTGGGATGATCTAACTCGATGTTAGCGATAGTCTTACCGACCGATTTCAGGTGATCTTGCATTATGCAACCTTCCCGCAAGCCTTTCGCCTGGAGATTACCGCGGCTGTGGCTGCATCGACCTGGGAGTCGTCGGCAAGGAGGTAGCAGCCAGTGGAGGAAATGGATTGGTGGCCGAGCTTGCGCTGAACCATGGGAAGCGTGTAACCACAGTCGAGTAGGTGGTGCGCGATGCTGTGGCGTAGAGAGTGAATACCCTGGCGGGGGGCCAAGGCAATGCCGGCCGCTTCACAAGCAGCGTGGAAGATGGTGTGAGCACGCTGGCGCGTGAACGGGAAAACGCGCGTGCCCGACGCTAGGTTCAAGGTCAGCGCCGACCAGAGCTTAAGCGTATCTGGGGCCAACTTCTGAACTGTTAACTTTCCATCCTTGCCGGGTTTTGTTAGTAAATGGCCGCTCTTGACCCGATCCGGAGACAGAGCCAAAGCCTCCGAGACGCGCAGGCCGTGCTCGTAGGTCATCGTTAGAAACAAGCGGTCGCGGTCGTTCTTCGTAGCGTCCAAGAGAGTGGTGATTTGTTCCATCTGAAGGTGTTTCAAGGCTATTCCTCCCGACTGTGTAGGTCGCTATCGAGGCCCTTTTCGACCAAGAGCATAATCATGTTCGAAACGCTTCTGCGCTCCTCCGCCGCGAGCTGTACCACGCGATCGTCAATTTCCGAAGGCAACGCGACGAATCTGGTTTTTGGTTTCTGCTTTGTTTCATTGATCATGACCTATACATTACCAAGGTTTTATTTGCTTGTCAATGATTTTCCTTGACAAACAATAGCTCTCTGCGCTACTCTTGCACCAGTTCACAACGACTTAAAGCTGCAAATTTGCACCTCGGAGAGAACCTGAAATGCTGATACCACTCGATAAATCATGGCTCTGCGGCAACGATCACATTGGGGATTCGCCCGTCTGTTGCGACTGCGGCAGCACGGCTCTGTTATCCCTCGGTAAGGTTTTAAACCGTGTCACCGCCGACCCCATTACCCTTCTGTCGAAGGACTGGAACAACTTCCTCGGCTACAACGGAATTTGCTGCGAACTGCCAAGTATCAAAGCTCTTTGGAAGGAGAATTAGCAATGTCCATCGCTTGGGAAGGATGCCCTGATTCAACCGAACAAGAACTGGACCGGGTACTCGCTAGATTGGATGGGCCGATTTTAGCCCGGTCCGGCGAAACCGAGGCTCGCTATCAGCGCGAGATGCGCCAGATCGACACTGCAATGGCCTGTGTTTACGTTCTGGTGGCCTTAGCCATCGCTTCGATACTGGTTTGGTGTGGTGGGGCCATCGGGAGCGCAATCGATTCCCTGGGCAAGGTGGCGCGATGAACCTCGAGCAAGCGAGAATCGAGAATCGCGCAACAACCAAAGAGGCGGGTTGGCTTATAGAGCGTTGCCTTCCGCCCATGCGCGAGCCAATGTGGCTCATAGCGGCGTGGCAGTTCGATTGGACCAATGACTCGACTAAGGCAATACGTTTCTGCCGACGCGAGGACGCTGAGCAAATCGCTAGCATGTTTGAAAATGAACCAATCTCTATCACTGAGCATCAATGGGCATAATTTTATTTGGAAAGGGTCGAATTCATGGCAGAAGAAAAGACGCAAATCAACGCCTCGATTATTCACTCCTGCGACAGGGGAGCCATCGTGCGCGTCCACGATTGGGGTCTTAGCTGGATGGCACGCCAACACGGAAGGATAATGCCTCATTGTCTGCTGCGCGGAAATGGCTGCGAATCCTTTTTCTGCGACTGCAAGTGTAGTTTGTGCAGAGAGTGATTTCATTGTACTTAGGGAGTTATGTATATAGTTCCCAAAGTTTTGGGTGCGCGGACAGTGGCGGGCGGGAATCTTAGATGCCGAGTAGAAAATCCCGTCCAGCATCGGCTAGGCCAGCCGGAAGTCCGCGCACCGCGGCATCAGAACGTGAGAGTGAACCTTGAAAACGAATCCCGCGAGAGCAGCACGCCCATCGGAACGCATGAGCCTTAATAAAGAAATCAGCCTACTCCGCCGCATCGTCGCCTTGCTCGAGAAGTACGTTGAACTCGCACACGGACTCGACGCGCAAGTGCATCTCGACCTTTACCGCGAATGGCTTCAAGAGGCGATCGCAGAGCGCGAAGCGCTGCCCAACTTGGTCAACATTCTACGAGAGGAGAAGTAATGAAACTCGCCGGTATCAAGCCCACTGACGGCCCCTGGCACCAAGGGGTAGCGAATCCCCACGTCGTTTATGCCGCCGATCAGACTACGGTCTGCATTTGCAATCAAACTCCAGATGACGCGCAACTGATCGCGGCCGCACCGATGCTCTTGAAGGTGATGCGCACAATCGCACAACTTGCCGCCGAACAACCCATAGAAGAAGACGCCGCCCAGACTGCATGGAAACGCGGAGAGGATCTCTTTAAAATCAAAGTTTGGGCCGAAAAAGCCGTTCTGCTGACGGAGCATTCGCGATGACCGTCCGCGAAGCGATCGAATATCTCAATTCGCTGCCCGACAAAGAAATCGTGCTCATGGTCGATTGTCCGCATTGCGGGCGTGGCGCTCAACTGGAGAAGATTTTCGAGGCGGTGATTTTGCAGTCGGAGAAGTCGGAATGACCAAGCCCATGATCGCCGCCGCGCCGGAACTGCTCGAAGCGCTGGAGCATATTTGTGCCGAGGCCGAGTCTTGGCACAAGGAAACTGGACACGAGGATGACGACCCTATTATCAAATGCGACGGAATATGCGCCTGCATTCCGCAGATGAGAGCCGCGATCCGCAAGGCCAAGGGGGAGTAATCCCTCGATCAGGGTCCGCACTGAGGAGACCAGAATGGAAAAGTGGAAACAATTCGCACCTCCCATCGTCTGCGAACAAGGTAGCCCGTTCAGAGTGATCAACGAGAGTTACAGGTTCATTCGAAAAGGTCGTGGTTTTTTCGATCACAAAAGAATAACGGGCTCCCTTATCCAAGGAGCCCGCCACTTTCAGTAGTCGGATTTGTCTCCAGCTAGTTTCTCACGGCCTCCTTTCAAAACGGTATTTCAACCCATTCCGGCACGACCGGTTTTCCAACCGGAAATTCCTCAATCTCCCAAGCTGAAATCTTCGCCATGGGCTGTGCTCCAAACTCCTTCCGAGCATAGATAGCCACAACTTGCGAGTCGTCAACGAATAGAATGCCCGTCAGTGCGTCTAGGATGCTCCGCACGAGCTTATCTATGTCTGGCTTGGTAGTTTTCTCGAGAATCGACTTGCGAACGCTCCTGGGCTTCGTAAAGCGAAATACTACTGCCAGCAGAAATGGCACGTTCTTGCCGGCACACTCAAGGTTTTCTTTGTCCATGACTTCGAGTGCTGAGCTGGCTACCTCCTGGCGCCATGGCTTTGTGCGTTTGTTGTCCGAGGTCAGCACGGCTCGAGTCCAACCCTTCGGGATGAAGGCTTTCATTGAACCTTGCGGAATCGGTTCCCCGTAAACTGTGAACTCAAGTTTCATGCTCTGCTCCATTGCGGAACTCCGCTACAGCCCTGATTATGAAGACCACGATGGCAGAAGCCACATAAGCCGCTGCACTTCAAAAACGTGTCATCCCTCTTCGACCCTCCGAGCCCTCGGCCGCCCTTGTGGTGAACGTGAAACGAGTTATCTGCGCTCGGATGCGCTACCAGGTTAGTACGCCGCTCACACTTCCAACAGTTCCCATGGTTTATTTCCCAGAGAGCATGGCGGAAGGCGGTATAGTCCTTCGCGGTCCGGATCGTGCGTCCGTCTTTTGTGACACGGATCACTTTAACATCTCCAACTGCTTCAACCGCTGCAGGTTCGTCGTATTTTCACAGAAAGACTCATTCAGCCAGGAGAGAATCGATAACTCGAAGCATTTCTCGTAGCTCAGTTCCGGATCATCCTCGATAGCCCTGATTCCGTCTACAAAAGTGCGGAAGATCCCCGAGAACGAATCTTCAAACTGCAATTCGAGCTTAAATGTCGATTCAAGGTGTTCTTCGGGGTGCAATTCTTGGACGGTCTCTATAAATTGCCGTTTCTTGCGCTTCCCAGCCTCTCTGACAGCCGGATCACGTCTGGTTGAGGTTGACAGCCTCCGCATGACCTTCGCGGTCTCTGGGGGCATCTCTGCGAGTTCTTCCGATGTGAAGTCTGGAGCCAGATCCTTGACCACCCCAACGTGGTAGAAGATCGTTCTCGCTGACTTAGGAGCGGCTTCGTTTAGCCAGTGCTCGTAGCTGTGGTACCCCCCATGCCGCCAGAGCGCCGCGGATTGGACTCGAATGCACTGCTGGGCGATCAGAACCCATTGCTTCTCGTAGGCTCGCACCATGGCGTCGATGGCCTCAAATTCCTGAACCTCGTCGGAGCGCAAATTTGCACCTGTGGAAAACTCCGACGGTACTAGCTGCGTACTCATAAAGCGTTGCTCCTCTCAAGATATAAATTCCATAGCTTGTCCCATCCCCACTTTTTGACGAATCTGTACGTCTTTTCACCCCGTAAGCGAATCTCCTTGAGCTTTGGATTTAACCGCTCCTCGATATCGCGTATCTGGCGCGTAATAGCATCCCACCCTTCGACCTGACGCTGACTGACGCCCATCTCAGGAAATGACAGGTAGGTGTCGATCGCCATTAGCCGCCTGATGTCTCTCAAGGAATGCAATGCCCGCTCGTCTGCGAGCCTGCTACGCGCTTCTCTGCTCATCTGTGGGCGTCTCCCTAGCAAATCACGCCAGCGTAAGCCCATCGCTGCTAGTATTTCGTTAGCCGTACACCCTTGACTCATACATCTGAAAACAACGTCAACCTTTCTCCCTGTAGTTATAGAGAGGGACGGGTGAGAATCAGCATGTGCTGGACATCTAGCTATCCACTTGCCACGCCCAACTCTGCGACCGTCGAGAAGCCGAGCAAATTCTTCTGCGGTCACTGTGTCCTCGCAAACTCGTCAGCTCGCACTGTTTCCTGCCTGCTTTTTGTCTCTCGATTTGGCCCACTTAATCCTGCGATGGCGATCGTACTGCTTGGTTTCCCACGTCGGTTCGGTTGCGATCTTACTCAGGTTCCGCGGCCAAACGCCATACTTTTCTCGATACGCATGAGCCGCCCAACCTTCGCTGTAACCTCGTTCGCGGGCTATATACAGGAAACCTGAGTAAAACAACTGCTTTTCATGCTGCGATGGCTCCCGTTTGGCCTTGTGTTCGTGCTTCTTTCTCTGCCCGTTGAACTCCACTAGTTCCCCGTCAAGGGTCATCACGTCATTGCGGAGCGCCGGACTGCCGCAGCCGGGACACTCCCGTTTCCCTTGAGGAATAACCATGTGACACTCTTTGCACTGCTTTGGCTTTGCTGGCTTCCTGTCGTTCTCGTAAGCCTCTCCGCGATCTGCCGTCGTCCTGGAATCTAAGGTGTCATGGTAAATGTCAGTGACCATCCCCAGCCGGATCGTGTTTCCTGCGTGGTCCAGGATTAGGCAGCGACCCTTCCCCGGCGCCGTGCGTAAACCACGGCCAATCTTCTGCACATGTCGGATTTCACTTCTCGTCGGAGCGGCGTCAATAATGGCTCGCACGTCCTCGTCAACCCCTTGAATCAAACATCCGACAGAGGAAATTACCTTGTCGTCACCAGAACGGAATCGTCTGAATGTTTTCGCTCGCCAGTAATCGTCGGTATAGGCGTCGATGTACCCACAAGCTACGCCGGCAGCTTCGAACTCCCGCTGTAAGTGTTGTGCGTGCGCCCTGTTTACGGCAAACATGAAAGTCGGTAGTCCTTCCGCCTTTTCCTTCCACGTTTTGACAATATCGGCCACGATTGGGGGCTTATCCACGGCAGCCGCCAATCCATCTTCGGCAAACTCTCCCGCTACCACCTTGACGCCCCTCAGGTCTGGCTCAAATTCCTTTGACGGGGCGTAGACCACGAATGGCGAGAGATGCCCGTCTGAAATCAAATCATCAATCGTCGCCGCGATAATGAGCTTCGTCCAGTGCAGTCCCATGCCCTTAGCCCACGGGGTAGCTGTCAGGCCGATGGCGATCTTATCTTTCCACTCCTCGCTGTCGAGCCGCTTATAAAGTGCTTCCCAGCTCAGATGAGCCTCGTCAACGATGATGAAATCAACCTCTGGCAATTCACGTCGGATGAGCGTTTGCACTGAGGCAATCTGCATTTGACAGGAGTAGTCAGTGCGATCATGGTCGGCCTGGATGACGCCAATGTCCGTAATTCCTTCGTCCTCGAATGCTTTCAGGGTCTGATTGACCAGCACGATGGCAGGGCAGGTAAACAGGGGACGACGTGACTTTGCCATGGAAGAAAAGCACAAGTGCGCCGCCGTCAGGGTCTTGCCATATCCGCAAGGAGCTTGAACGATTATCCGGCGGTGACCCTCGCGCACGGCCTCTCGAATCTTGTCCAGCGCTTCGGCCTGTCTAGGTCGCAATGGCCTGAGGGATGACGGTTCAATGGCATCCGACTGGAAAAGGTGGGACTGATTCACCGCTCTACCCCCGCCTGTATATACCCTATATGACCAGTAGGGTTTAAATCTTTTGCTCCTAACGGAGCTTTTGACTTTTGCTTTTGACTCTTGCTTCTGCTTCTGCTTCTGCTTCTGCTTCTGCTTCTGCTTGGGTTAACTTCGGTTTACCGTGGTTTACATTGGTTACATTTGTTAACGAATTTTGTTTACGGTACTCGCGCATATACAGTTTTAGGTATTCCCTGCGCTCCTCTTCGTCTCGGATCGCTCGGTGCTTCATGTACGTGAGCAGACGCCATCCGCCGTCAATGACTTCTATTCTTCGTCCTTCGTGCTCCTGGCTGCGGGAATCTCTATCCGGTTGCATAAACTTCTCGAGAGCTGATCTGGTTGCTTCGACGGGGACGACCGCCATCTTAGCCAATCCCGGAACGGAAGCAAACACAAATCCATTCTTATTCGCCATCGCCAGCATTGTGATCCACACGATGCGTGTTTGATCGTCCTCACACCAGATGGTAGAAGCTGTTATTGAAGAGAAAAGTTTGGTGAAAGTCACGGCGCATCGTAAACTTATTCTGTAAACAAGTCAACTAAATAATTATTACAGAATTCCCTTGACAAACAAAAATAAATAGATAATACTCCCGCTCATGGCAAAACCAAAACAAGTTGAAGTTCTGCCAAAGCCGAAGTGCTCAGTGTGTGGCTCCAGTCAAACCTACTTCCGGTTAAAGACTCTCGAACGCGTCTGCACTACCTGCGGAGCAGTTGTCAAGGCATAGAATATCCACGGAGGTTCCACAATGAAGGTTTACCGGCAAGGAGACGTACTCATCAAGCGGGTCAAGGCTGTCCCGCAGACCACAGCCAACAAGCGCGAGAGCGGCATCTTGGCTTTCGGAGAAGTAACTGGACATTGCCACAAGGTTGAGAACTTGAATCAGGCCGAAGTTCTCGAAGTGGGCACGGACTTGTATCTACGCGTCAGCGAAGATGGCGTCCGTATCGTTCACGATGAACACGCGCCGATCATGCTCCCTGCTGGAAATTACGAGATTACGATTCAGCGGGAGTATAGCCCAGAAGAGATTCGCAATGTTGCCGACTAGATGGTTCAGCCGTATCAGGCTTTGCGGTTGGTGCGGCTGGCCAGTTTTACGTAATGCGTGGTTCCACAAAATATGCACGCAAAGGATGGTCCGTGAAAAATATTGAGAAGCTCACTCCAGAACAGCACGCAAAGATGGCCGAATGGCGGGATAAGTGGCTCGCCATCGGCCTGAGTACGGCTCCGGCCAATCGTGCCGAAGCTGAGCGCGGGATACGGTTGGCCTACAAGGCCGCCGGCAAGAACGAACCGCGAATCGTATGGTGCTCGTCGCCACTGGCGCAGGGCTTCACGCGAGCGATAGTTGTCGATCTCGTCAAAAACAAAAAAATCGGGGCTTCGGTCGGGGATTCGGTCTGGGCTTCGGTCTGGGATTCGGTCGGGGCTTCGGTCAGTGATTCGGTCTGGGCTTCGGTCAGTGATTCGGTCTGGGCTTCGGTCAGTGATTCGGTCAGGGCTTCGGTCAGTGATTCGGTCTGGGATTCGGTCTGGGATTCGGTCTGGGATTCGGTCAGGGCTTCGGTCAGTGATTCGGTCTGGGCTTCGGTCAGGGATTCGGTCTGGGCTTCGGTCAGGGATTCGGTCTGGGCTTCGGTCAGGGATTCGGTCAGGGATTCGGTCGGGGCTTCGGTCGGGGCTTCGGTCTGGGATTCGGTCGGGGCTTCGGTCTGGGCTTCGGTCTGGGATTCGGGTTACGGACAGCACGATGCCGCATGGATCGCTTTCTATAACTACT